CATGACTGATAACTTAAAGCTACCGACACACACAGACTACAGCGATACGATAAAAGCGGTCGAGCAAGTGCGTGATTGTGTGGAGGGTTCACCTCGAATTAAAAAGAAAACAACTACTTATTTACCGCATCCCTCGCAAGTTGATACAACAAGCACAAGGGCTATAAATAGATATGACACATACTTACTAGGCGCAGAGTTTGATAGCGACACAGATGATACAAGACGCGAATTGCTTGGTAAGATGCGTATAAGCGATACCGAAAGCGATTTCCCATCTAAGATTGAATATCTACAAGATAACATCGACAACGACGGCACTACATTAAATAGCGCGATTGAGTGTGCTGTTAATAATGTATTGCAAGTAAAATTCCAAGTTCTTGTTGCAGACTATCAGGGGTTGAGCGGTGTTGATTTAGAGAGTATTAGCATTAGTGACGCTAAACAATTAAATCCTCGCGCTGTTGTAAAACAATATTCGCGTGAAAATCTTGTCAATTGGGATTTTACGCGCGTTAATGGTGCTATGAAATTGTCATTTATGGCATTGCTTGAGCGTGGCACTAATTTTAATCAAGACAGTTACAAGCCAGAAGAAGTATTGTCCTACTTGATTTTGGCGCTTGATGAAGATGGCGAATACTATCAACAAAAAATAGTTTATGGTGGCGACGGCACAGGAACGCCAGGTGAACGCGACTATATGACTGTTGGCGGCTCACGATTAAACTTTATCCCAGCTGAAATTGTATGTGATGAAGAATTACCGGTCGGCGCATTACCTCGGCAGCTTGGTTACTTGTACGGCATTAGTGAAAAAGTATTAGCTCGATATCGTGTAAGCGCTGATTATAAAGAAGCGCAAAAAGCGTTACTACCAACTACTTACACAAAAGGTTGGCGAACTGGTGATGATGATTTATTTGAGCAACTAAACGAGCGCAAACACATAGAGTCAGGGCCATATTCAGTAAACGCTTTACCAAATAACGTTGAGGTATCTGTTGAAAGTACACAAGCAGAAATGGATGATTTTCACTGGTACTTTGATTCAAGCAAAAAACAAGTGTCAGAGATGGGTGGCAAGTCGGGCGCTCAAGCTAGCAACATGACAGCTACCGAGGCGGATATTGTCGCAAGCGCCCAGAATGCCTTATTAAATACTATTGCAGACAATGCAGAAGAAAGCTTCAATCGTATATGTGCTTTTTGTGCAATGTTCGAAGGCTTAGTGTCGCCTGATGATGTGAATAACTACGAAGATATTATTATTGAAATGCCGCGTGATTTCTCTACGCCTAAATTAACAGTTGAAGAAGTTAAAGCGTTATTTGAAGCTTATCAGATGGGCGTTAGAACACGTGACCAAGTTGTTCGAGCAATGGCTAACGGTGGATGGGATAGCCAGAGTGCAGAAGAAACTCTGGCTGAGTTAGAAAATGATGGTGGTGTTATGCTTCCTCCAATACAGCAGTAACATAACCACAACCCAACCGCGAACACATTGTTATTGTTCGCGATTGTGATTCACCTACAAGCTTAGCTAGTTCATTAACTGGCATGTTTTTTGATTCTCTAATGAGTGTGCGCTTTTGTTCGTCACTCCATTTAAGTTTAATTGTTTTCTTGTTGTATGTTGGTATTTTCATGTTAGAATTTCCACCAAGGTTTTTTACTTAATTCATTATTTAGTTTTTCTATAACGTCATTACTTTTTTCAATCCACTTTTCTTTTAATCCATCTATCTCAAGAATAGACATGTATTGATTAAATAATATAGTTTTCTCAAAATGGATAACACATCTTATATCGTCGTTAGCAAAGCTCTTTTTAAATTTTTCGTTTTCCGTTATTAATTGCTCATACTCTTCAAGCGGTAGTGTTATTGTTTTCATAATCAACCCTCCAACTTATAAAAAAGCTTATCAGCCAACTCTACGGCTCTGTCCGTTAACGAATCCGCTGTATCATTACAATTAAACTGATTAGCAACCAACCCAGCAAGAATGGTAATTGCTGCTTGTTCGCGTTTTGTTAGCCCGCCATATGACATTTCCATATCACCCATCTTGTTAATGTGCGGCATCGCTGGCATATCTTTGTTTTTCATTTCTTATTCTCCGTATTGACCAATTGTGCTCATAATTGATTTTGCATAACCATTAAACGAATCATCTTCAATTACATTTTGCAACTGAAATGGCAGTCTTCCCTCTGATATCTTGTGCAGCTCTGTAAAGAAGCCTACTTGTTGTGTTGCATTCATTGACCAAAATTCTTCCGCTAACTCAGATGGGGTTAATTGTATTTCTGTTTTCATCGTTCTTTCTATCATTTCTTATCTCCTAATCGTTTGACAAAACCAACTATAACATACTAAAAGTTGTCAAGTGGTCTGACCAGTAGTATTATAGCGTTATGTGTATCAGTGATACGTATTTTTAACTAACAAAGACAGGTCCGTGATTATGTCGAAACTAACAGAAGAACAGTATAGCGAATTACCAGAATTTCTTAAAAACGATTATGTTAAAGATGGTGACGGTTATTCACATGCTGGGTTATTAAAAGTCAAAAGAACGGCTGACGATTTAGATAAACAAACTAAGTTAACCGCTGCGGAATTGGCTGAGTACAAGAACAACGAGGCTGAGCGAATTTCACAGGCTGAATTAAAAGCTTATGAAAAAGCAAAAGCTGAGGGTAATACGGAAGAAATTGAAAGCCGTTTGACACAGAAAATCGCAGATGCAGAAAAGCGAGCAACCGAGTCAGAAAATCAATTTAAAGAGCGAATGAAAAAGCTTGCAGAAAAACAGAAGTCAGCAATGGCGGCTGAATTGGCTAGCAAGTATGCCGTAAAAGGCGGTTCTGATGCTTATAAAATGTTAGTTTCACGGTATATAGAAATTGACCCAGAGACAGACGAAGTAACTTTTTTAGATGATAGTGGCCGTGCTACATCACTAAAACAGGCAGATTTTGAAGCTGAATTGAGAAAGAACGCTTTATTGATGCCATTAACGAAAGCTGATATTGCAACCGAAAATGGCGGCAATGCTAAAGGCTCGAACAATCAAGGAGGCCGTGCCCCTGACAAAAAATTTAATGAATATTCTGGAGCTGAACTTAGCGCATTATTGAAAGACGATCCGCAACGTTATGAACAGCTTAAAACAGCGTATTACAACTAATACAAGAGGCACTTAAATGGCTACTACAAAACTATCAGACATCATTGATGTCACAGTATTCCGCGACTTACCAGCGGTAAACGGTCCAGAAAAAACAGCTTTTTTTCAAAGCGGTATTGTTACACGCAACGCGCTTTTAGATGAGTTAGCAAACGCGGCTGGTAAAACTGCCGAGTTACCATTCTGGAAAGATTTAGACGGATCAGTTGAGACTAACTACTCAAGCGATGATCCAACTTCTTCTGCAACTCCTCAAAAAACAGATCAAGGTGAGCAAATCACACGTAAAGCTTTTGTTAACCAAGGTTGGCAAGTTGCTGATTTAGCATCTGAATTGGCGATGGGCGCAAAAGCGATGGATCACATCCGTGCACGTACCGACACATATTTCATGCGCCAATGGCAACGTCGCTTAATTGCTGCGTCTAACGGTGTTTTAGCTGATAACGTGGCTAATGATTCAGGCGACATGGTTAACGATGTTGCTAGCGAGTCAATCGCTGGGCAATCTGCGGCAACTAGATTTAACCGCGATGCGTTTACAGAAGCAGTTTATTCGCTTGGTGATATGGCAACACAGTTATCTGCAATGGCTGTACACTCTCAAGTTATGCAACAGATGGTTAAGAATGACGATATTGTTTATATTCCAGACTCACAAGGTCAATTAACTATCCCAACTTACATGGGTTTGCGTGTAATCGTTGACGATGGCATGACTGTAACGGCTGGCTCAACCGATGGCTTCAAATATACTTCTGTATTATTTGGCGCTGGTGCATTCGGTTACGGTGTTGGTTCTCCTGATACTCCTGTTGAAGTTGAGCGCGAAGCTGCTCAAGGTGACGGTGGCGGCATCGAAACTTTATGGTTGCGTAACACTTGGATTTTACATCCATTTGGCTTCCAACAAACAGGCACACCATCTGGCCATAGCTTTACATTAGCTGAGTTAGGAACTGCTGGCGTGTGGGATCGAGTGATTGAACGTAAAAATATTCCGTTAGCTTACTTGATCACTAACTAATTAGTAATAACTAGCTAACTGTTATAAAATACCTCTAAGATAGCATCAAAGAGGTATTTTTTTATGTCGGATTTAAATAAAGACGGATTAGCGCCAGGTCAAAGCGTTGATTTTGAAACATTGATGAAAATCAAAAACCAAAACAAAGAGGTTAAATCAGATGGAAAGCAACGAGAAAGAAAAGAAAAAGCCAGCGTTCGCACCAGTGACGAGCCCGAACTTCAAGATACACCTAAGCCAGCAAGCAAGAAAAAAACGAAAAGCACAAGCTGAGGAATAAGTAGTGGCTTATACAATTCCTGACTTTGGGCCATCTGACTTATTGAGTTCGGCGGTTGAGGGTGAGCGTCGAATAAAAGTATCAACCTTATCAACCATTGATACAGAGACATTAAAAGGCAACACCCAAGCTATAGCTGATATATTAAGCATCCCAGATGGAGAGTCAGTAACATATAAAATAAATTCACCTGGCGGTGTTTTTATTAAAGAATTTTATGCCGACGGATTAACAGTTAAATATTCTAAAGCTGCAACTGGCGACGTTTCAAAGCTTGGTAATTCTAATAGCTTGAATTTATCAAAAGATTCAGGATTTATTGCTTATTATACAAGACTAGATAAATCATCAGTAACAGATAATGAAGTTGTCGTTGCTGGTGATTCTCCATTTTCTATTGGGGTGTTCACAGAAGATGAAGTTTATGCAACAGCAACTAATAACACAGGGTCACATGTTAGCACTGAGGTTTCTATAATCTTATTGCCAAACGGTGATTTTATAACGCCTTATGGCATTAAATCCGACACACAACTGGAAGCAACTACAGAGATGAGTAATTATGACTGATCAAGTAAACATACCAACAAGCGGACTATGGTCATCTATAGCCTCATCATTTAATTCTATGTTCGATGTAATATTTGGGCGTACAGGCTGGGGTAATTATGCGGACACTCAGTATACGTCTGTCGCTCCGTTTTCTGTTGCGGCTGATACAGATACAGCATTACCTAACAACAAAGGTTCAGTTATTGAGTCGCAAAAACCTACAGATATAGCCACATTTTACGATGGCACAACGATTGCTGGCAGAAATGGCGATGGCATATCAATCGCTGTCGACTTCACAGCTGTTCCAACGAATGCAGGTACAAGTCAAATCGAGGTATGGCTCGATATAACAGGCGGAGCAGGTACGCCAGAGACCCTAGCTAACCTTTACAGGCGCATATTAACATTCCCTAAAGGCACTGGTGTTGAGCGTAGAATCAACTTTACAGTTAATGGTTACACGCTTGACACTTGGGAAGCCAATGGCGCTGTTGTAAAGGTGAGAGCGAATAATACGGTTGATATACACAGTATCGGTTATATTATCACTAGAACACACAAAGCGCGATAATAACATAATGGCTTGGTCGGCAGAGGTTAAACAATTATTTGTTCGACGTACTGACGAATTTGGCGAACCACTAACAGGTGTTGCTGTAATAACAAAATCTGTTAATGGTGTTGATGTTGAGCTATTAAAATGTGATGAATTCACAAGAAGCGATCATATAGAATTGCAAAATATCATAGCTGAATATTTCGGCAATCAATGTTACAATTTTAAAAGATTTAAGCAAATAACTAAAAGAGGTAAATAATGGCTACAACACGACAAAAACCACGCGGCACAAATACGCGACCACCTAAAAAATAATGGATATTATATTAATACTTTTGTATTTAATATGCTTTGTTAAAACATGGAAAGGGTCGGCATTGCTGGCTCTTTTTTTGTTCGCTATATCTATAAATATTGTAAGCTATGATTACAGTTATATGACAGACAATAACTATGATTACATTATTTTTGCTGTGATTTATTCGTCATTGTGTCTGTTAAAAGACAAATATATAAAGGTTTGCTCTCTGGTTATGGTTATTTTTTACTACATTATGGCGTGGGATTATTATCTAAATCCAACAGTTGAAACAACACTCTACCAGGTTTATCCATTTGTAACTTTCATGCTAAACTTGGCGTTAATGCTAACAATAACCAGAGGCGTAAAAGATGGATTTTATAATGCTGATAATTGTTGGTATAATGATTCTAAACTTAATTAGGCACGTTATAAAATCGTGTAGAGAAGATAAAGAGCATGAGAGACTATATAAGCAACGCAATGATGCAGATAAGTGACCAAGGCAATGCAATTTTAAGCAAGTGGACGCTTTATGTTGGAGTTAGCGGATCAGGTATTGGTGTTGCTGATGGTGTTGCAAAAGCAGTAAGTGAAAATGGAGGATCTAATACTGATATAGGTTTATTGTGTGGTGTTGGCGGGTTTATTGTATTGGCTGTAAAAAACCTTGTTATAGATGTCTACTTTGCACGCAAAAAAGATAAGCGCGAACAAGAGCAACACAACAAAGAATTAGGCGGCGAGTAATGTTTATACTAGAAGATGGAACAGGCGTTACAGATGCAAACGCGCTAATCAGTGTTGCAGAATTAAATACTTATATGTCGGATAGAGGCGAGGATATTTACGCTAATATCGACAGTGAAAAACAAGCTGCAATTATTATAGCCTCACAAGATTATATTGACACTTATTTTACATTCACAGGCACATCGCTGACAACTACTCAAGGCATGCAAATTCCTACTGATGAAGTTGAAGTCTTTGCTGACATCAAACGTGCGTGTGCTATGGCTTCTGTGCTTCATTTAAAAAGCCGCTTATTTGTTACCCCTACCGATGTAACTCAACGTGTAGTTATTGAAGAAGAAAGCAAAGTAGGCTCATTATCTGATAAAACTGTTTATCAAGAAGATGGGGCATCTTACACAACAAAATACCCCACTACTTCAATTGATAGAATATTAAGCAAATATTCTATAGGTTCAGGTTTAGGTGGGTTGGTTAGGGGTTAGTTTTTTCAAGGCGTAATCAATAGCCTCGCCAAATCCGCATCCGCCGCTATAATACCTTAACTCAAAATCTATTGAACCATCGTCATTAAGTTTTGATTCAAATATATCTTCGTAAGGCTCTATTTCTTTTTTTTCTACAATGAAAACTTTACCATTAATTTCGGTAGCTTTTTCATAAAATTCATCTTCGAAATATTCTTTCGCATTTGAATGGTAAGAGTCAAACTCAATGTCGCCAATAAACTCTTGGATTGTTTTGTTAGTTGGAATTAATTTCCCTCTTACGTGCTCTGTTTCACTCATAACTACTCTCCCACCTTTTCACTAATCAAATTAATAACACTTTCTTTCCATCGTCTAAGTTTTGCATTTTCTTTGTATAATAATGCGTTTTCCTCTATTTGTTTTTTTAGCAACTCTTTATCATTGCTTTCACCAGTGCAATCAATAACAGTTGCGCCTTTGAATGCTTCGTTTAGTTGATCTTCTTCGTATTGTTCGTCGTAGTGTGCCATTAGTATTTACCCTTCATTCCACTATTATCTGATTTTCCAACTTCGCTATGGTGTAGCATGTAGTTTTGTCGTCCTATTTCTTTGCCGCACTTATGGTACATCACACATACACACTCAAGCTCACTAAGGTAGCCTTTTGATTCGTGCCATGCGTCGTTAGGTGCAAGGTTAGAAAAGCCCTCTGCTTTACCGCCTAGCGCTTCTACAATTGACTTAGAATGAAAGTGACCATGCAAAGCGCGTCTTAATTTTGTTCTACCCCACATTTCAGGCATTTTCGCAGACATATAAGCTATCATCTTATCAGGTTTCATCGTGTGACCATGTGTTGCCATTAACATCACTTTTCCAAACTCATAAAACCATGTGTCAGACGGTGACATCTCAATACTTACTCGGCTTTCATTCCTCCAATAAGCTTGCATTTGATAGCGCAAACACATTGCTAGTTCTTCATCGTGATTGCCTAACACATTCCGCACTACTACTTTTTTATGCTTTTGTAGCGCCATCTCAACAAACTTATTCATTAGTGCACATGTTATGCGGAAAGCTTTATCGACTCGTCCATCCGCATCTAGTGGGTTTTTATTTGCTTTAGTTGAATGCGTGTCATCGTGAAAGTGAATTGCATCACCTAGATTTAATATAATTGCGGTTTCTGATTTTGCAGAACGAGCTATCAAGTCTGACATAGCATTAAGTAAATCTTTTACTGCTATTTGCACATCAAAATCTGTGCCAGTTTCCTCATGCCATGAGTGCATAGCAATGTGCATATCACCAATACAGTAACAAGAAAGCACATCTTTTAGTGCATGTTTCGGCGATTTAACTTTTGGCGCTTCAATTTCTAAATCTGCAAAAATTGATTCTATTGCATTTTCAAGTTGGCTTAATTTATCAGACTGCCTATACCATATCTGCTTAATATTACCTTGTGCGTCAGTCTGGGTTGTAACTTTTCCTAGTTGCTTATCATTAGCGACAACCATCGGTGGCATTCCAACAATATAACCGTCTTTACTTGCTGCATTTAACGCTTTATTCATTGCTTTTACAGCGTTACTATTATCAAAGCTCATATTTCTTGATGCGGCTCTAAGTCCAACATCTTTAATGTGCTTCATTCTATCGCGCCATACTTTCGTCATATAATTATTAATAATATGATCGTCAATCTTATCTGTTAAAGTCATTCGTTCACCCGATTATCAAAAATAAAACTGTTAAGCTAATTAAAGCCGATGTTGCCCATAGTAATGTTCGTTTGTTCATAAATCCTCCAAAAGTTCTGGATTTTCGTGAATATTTCCGATTACTTTTATATTAACCATTTTAAAGTACTCTGGTTTTGCGCTGCGGTAATCCTCCCTCCAAAATCTCTCGAATGTTGCCTGATTTATTTCTGATAAATCAAAAGACGATGTTCCGCCAGAAGCTATAAACTTCCCTTGTGACCAATTAACTATGAATTTAATCCCTGTTGAATCTGAAATGTAAGGCTTATCATTTGCTTGATAAAGCCAGTCAACAGATAAAACATCACCATCATAAATTTCCTTGCCGTTAGTGTCTTTTAGTCCTGTATATTGCTCAAGTTTATCTATCTTTTTTGAGCCAATAAGGTCGAACCCGAGCCATGCTAGACACTCATCACCATGTGGTCCACCTATATTAAAAGAGTGTGTAGCAGATTGATAAATCAATTCGCCGTCACACAGCGCTCTAAATTTAATCTCTCTCATCCTAACCCTCCAAAAGTTCTGTATTTTCGTGAACGTTTCCGATTACAGTAGCTTCATAATAATTAACTAGCATTTTTATATTGGAGCAATCGCCAGCCTTAAAACAGCCATCATCAAATACAACCACATCATTAACTGTTCCATTGTAAAATAGACAATTAAGCTCTCTATTTATAATATCACCCTCATAAATTTCCTTTCCGTTAATGTCTTTTAGTCCTGTGTATTGGCGTTTAGCTATAATATCTATAGCAGAGTAATCACAATTATCTCTACCATCTATAATTCTATCTAATGTTGTGTAATGCTTACCGATAGACTTAGTAAAGTCTTTGTTGCTCCATTCGAACATTATTTCAAACTTAATCTCTCTCATCCCAACCACCATAAAAGCGCAAGCAAACAAACGATCACTACTCCCGTTATATTTACAAATATACTGTATGTTTTTTGAAGATTTTCTTCTTCAAATATATCAATTTCGAAAAATTTACTGATTTTGTTTTTCATAATCATTTCCTTTTTGTTAACTAACTGCATATATAGTACACTACATTTATTGTTAAAGTGGTCTAACCAGTTGAGGTTTATATGTGGGGCATGATAATCAATGGTATATCTGGCATATTCTCAAGCTGGATTGACCTTAAAAAATCAAAGAATGAAGCAGAGGCGGCTTATAATCGCCAAGCATTAACAGGCGAGCAGGATTGGGACTTAGAGGCTCAAAAGCAAGCTAGATACTCTTGGAAGGATGAATTTATTACTGTGATATGGTTCGCACCATTGATAGCTGCTTGGTTTGATGAAGAAAAAGCGATCAGGTGGGTTCAATTCGTCCAAGAGTTGCCTATGTGGTATCAATTCGGCATGTTTGGGATTATCGCGGCTAGCTTTGGGTTACGTTGGTATTTCAAGCAACAAGGTTTTAAAGTAAATGGCACTAAGTAAAACAAAATTCCAATCTGTTGCGGCTAAGTTATTTCAAAAAGCCAGTGATGGCGATTTAATTATTAGTTGTGTATTTGAATTGCTAGGTGATTACGATCCAGTTTTAGAAACCAACGCTGCAAGTATAACAGAAACTATCGATTGCATTCGTGAAGAATATAGCGAGATGAGCAGAAACAACGACAACATACAGCGCGGCGATTATAAGCTATTAGCGCAATATGTAGATTTCACAAAGCTTGATCCACGTACAGATGGCGTTAAGCTAACGATTAATGACAAGGTAACGACTATCGCACACGCAGAGCTAGATGCTGCTGATGCGGTTTATACAATACATGTTAAGGCGGGTTAACACATGAATATAGATATAGATTTATTTAAATCATCAGGATTACAAGATAAAAACCACAAATTTAAACTGACTTGTGACGATGTGAATATTGATTTTGATAATGTTACATATACAAAAATAGGTAAGGATGGTTTTATTGAGTTTGCGCCATTTCCGGTTAGAGTTGTTAATGATGAGGTTTATACTAAAAAAGTGAATGGTCTTGTTAAATTATACATACAATCATCAGAAGAGATAAATATAAAAAGAATGAATGATTTCGGACTAGATTTATATCTTGATGAGTTTGGCGAACAACAGATAGTGCCTTATGAACTATAGCATCGAAATAAAACACGCATTAACCGCTGAGTTTAATAGCTTACTATCTGTCTATAAGGTTAAATGGCCCAATTCTAAATTCACAACGCCAAACAATGAAACGTGGCTCAAGTTTAACGTAATGACAGGTCAAGTGTTCGAGCAGACTTACAGCTCGTTAGACAGGGTTAACGGATTAGTGCAAATTGATGTAATGATGCCAAAATTAGGCGGTGAAAATGATGCTTATATTGTGTCTGATATTTTAACAAGCGGATTACCTAAAAACGGCACCCCTTTAATCAATGGCTCGACAGAGGTTTTTATTCGTACAATCACACAGCCTAGACAAATTAACGATGACAATTGGCACAGAATGAGTATTGACGTTTCATTTTATGCGTTTGTTCCGCGAGTGTAGTTATGAGTTTAAGCGCTGACTTACGAAAGATAGCTAAGAAAAATAAAATGTCTCTAAATCAAGTTTATAGAGGTTCTATGTTTGATGTTAGCAATCAGATGATAACTACGTCGCCAAAAGATACTGGGGTATTTCAGGCGAACTGGTTAGCAGCTTTAAACTCTGGTGATTACACTTTTGATAAAGCAAAAACAAACATAACGGAATCTCAAGGAAGGTTGACTGTAACGGTTGGAGGACTAAGTAATGACGCTTCATTTTATTTTACTAACTCATCGCCATATGCAAAACCATTAGAGGATGGCCACTCAGACCAAGCCCCGAGCGGTGTAGTACGAGTGACCATTAATGACTTTCCACAGATTGTTGAAAAGCGCGTTAGGGAGGTTAGGGGTTAACTCTCAAATCTATCTTAATATTAAGCCTTGTATCAATCATTACGTTATTACCTAATCCGTATACTTTTGCGTAATCATTTTTAAACATCTCTTTCATTGTATTTTTTATAGCAATACTAGAATCGTAAAAACTAAAATCAATGACATCATCAGAAGATTCTACATAACTAATTATATCAATTAATCCAGATTGCATATCTTTCAGTTTATCTAAACACTCTTGCTTTGTTGGCTTTGCTAGTTTTGTCATATTTACTTCCTTAGCATAATAAAAACCAACTATAACACACTAACTTTGCCTAACTGGTACGACCAGTTGTATAATGCTCTTATCGGGTAAAATTTAACTATATAGTAAGAGGTAATACATGGCTGTTCAAACTAGTACAGGTCTGATATTAAGCGTATCGGCCGCACTACCAGCGACAGAAGACAAGGTTGGGTATGACGCCCTAACTTGGACTGAGGTTGGTGAAATTGTTTCAATTGGTGAATACGGTCCTTCACAAGAAGAAGTGAACCACACGCCACTTAAAACAGGCTTAGTCGAAAAGTACAAAGGCGCTACTGATAATGGTTCTTTAGCAATCGAGATGGGTAAAGATGCCACTGATGCAGGCCAATTACTGCTTGATGCTGGTGCGAATGGTGCTGCTAAATTTACAGTGCATTCAATCAAAATCGAATACCCACAGGGTGACATTGATGCTTTCCAAGGTTTAATTTTTGGTTTCAATAAAAACCCAGGTGCTATCAACTCTATTGTTTCAGCGTCTACAAATATCGGCATTAACTCGAATATTATTGATATTCAGTAAATAGCGGTAGAAATTAAAAAGCCCTCTTGATTGAGGGCTTTTTTGTTACTCGAACATATCAATCTGAGATGTTTTAGGCTGGTTTATTTGTTTTACCACCCTGTACCAATGACTTATATGCGGGGAAAAACCTACACCGTATAGATGAAGATCATTGTTAAGTATGCACATAGCAAGCGCTTTGTAGCTTGGAACTCTCATAGAATTCATCAACCCTGCTTCAATCTCGTCAGGTATACCATTTTCATAGCAGCGTTCCTCCCATACTTTCACGTAACTGTTCACTCTCGATATACATGTTCTCCCATGTTCGTATTGCTCTGATTGCTTCCTGATTTGCCAAATATTGTTGCTCATAACTTAATTCTTTCCAAGCCTGCCTCGTTATATCTTCGGGACAATTCATGGCCATAGCGCAAGCAGCATGACCAATCCACGCCTTTCTATTCATGTAATAATCAGTTAATGCGTTTTCACAACTTATAGGCCACTCATTTACGACTTTTTGCATATAAGTTCCGTATAATTTGTGGTCACTAGTAAAAATAACTGCTTTTTTTATCCATGAGGACCTGTCATTGACAGACCCCCACATGTTAAACTTTACCTCTTCCCAATTTTCATAAGGATGCCAAACTCTTTTAAACTTCCTCATCCTCTACTTCCCAACTATCAGAAAAATCCTTATTTTGGAATAATGCGGCAATACCTGTTATTTGCTTCATTCTAAGTAGCTCGTCAGGTGACATACCTACGTGCTGACAAATCCATCTATCCCCTTTACCCATCTCGACAAGCTCTGAAACTATTGTACTCATCAACTCAATGTTGTGTGAACCCCTAGCTCTATTGTGTCTAATTGTTGATGCCATACGGTCGTGCATTTCTTTATCAAGAACAACACAAGGTAAAACACCTCCCTCTCGCTCCAATATACGCTTTGAGTTTTTTAATGTGAGAAAACGATGGAAACCATCAACAACAACATACTTATCATTTTCTTTGTCGTAAACGGTAACAACTGGTTGAGTGTACCCATCTTCCCAGATTGATGTTTCCAGTAACGCCATTTCAGGTGGGGCTACGCTGTTAGGGTTGTAGTCGTTAGCAGTAACCTTTTCAATTGGAACTGGTATTACATTGTAAACCGGTGATTTAAATTTTGTCATTAGTCGTTACTCCCGTCAGTTGAATATGAACCATCTTTTCTATGGACCTCTTTACCAATTAATGGTGGATTCCATGAGCAAATAAGAACAGTCTCTTCTAACGCTGTAAAATAATGAGGTTCATTATTTGCAAGAATATAAGTGTCCCCTGGCTTAATGAAGTGTTGCTTACCTGTTTCAGCGCATTCAAGGATAGCCAAGCCATTGACACAATAGCAAGATTCTTGATGATTCTTATAATGCTGAAAAACTCTGCCAGCTTCAGGTAATATTGTTGTTCTAGTCAAGCCAAAACCCATGTTGTCACTTTTTAGAATTATTCTATGACTGACACCCGCATGGAATTCAACAACTCTTTCTTTCTCTAGATTTTTATAGTTAACTACTTTCATTTCTTTTCTCCTTTTATCCCTATATTTTTGTATTTCTCCATGATCGCGCGCTGTCTTTTTGCTTGCTCATGTGTTGGTTGTAACCCCATGTATTTACATGTGTGGTCATTCTTCAATATCGTTATAGCGAATCGTTTCCAGCTTGTAACATCGCTGTTATTTTTTTTAAGCCCGTCAACGTGGTCTGGCGGCACCGTTATACACACCCGACTAAGCTTTTTAGAGCCGTGGGGGGTTAATCCATTCAACCTAAACTTAACGCCAATACTTCTAAGCTCTTCAATTACATCATCATGCAACCCGCGCCCAACTCTAGCCCAGAACTTTATTGATTGAGCAAAGCGCAATTTAAAATTTTCTGCTGACTCTTGAGGTAGAGTATCAAGAAGAAACTTAACAAATGATTTCCATGTATGCCCATCAGGTAATTTTATCGATTTGTAATCAAGCTGCTTGCCATATGTCGCGACAAAATTAGCACCCTGAACCCTGGCGCATAATCTAGCCCATATATGTGGATTTATAACTCGGTAAAGCCCTAAACTCGACTTTGCTTCACTCATAAAAGGTGATGCAACACGCATAGAGTTTATTGGAATTCCTGCTTTGTAAAATAAGTCGTAAAGCTTGTTGTAATCCCAGTCATATTGCCCTGTAGAAATCCAAACATCATCAACTTTCCAATCATAAATCGGATAAACATTATACGTGTGTTCTGTGTTTTTCTTTGTCCACATGCGACCTTTAACTGTTTGCTTTCTTTCATTCATCAATGCTCTGAAGCGATTTAATGACTCCTGGGTTCTAATGCCTATCATATTGGCGCAAGATTTGCCTTGACTATACCATTCTGCGAACATATCCCAAAATTCATCATAACCCATATCCTCTTTGAATAAATCACCAAAAGGGTGATTTGACATATTTACAACATACGGATAATCATACATTGGCCTTATCCAGCGATCTTTGTCTCTTTCACCCCAGCACTGCCAATCCATATGATAAGCGGATACTGTGCAAGGTAATGTAATCGGAAGACAGCACCAATAAACATCAAGATATTCTATATTGTCATTTATTATACGCTCCATAAACTCTATCGATTCATCATAATTAGCTTCATTATCCATTATTTGGATGCCAAGTTTCCTTCCCGCGACGATATCTTTATTTTCTCTCATGTATTTAAGACATAGATTCATCATTACGCCAGAATCTTTGCCGCCTGAAAGACTTAAATATACACGCTCGAAATTCTTCCAAATGAAATCCATCCTTTCATAAGCTGCATCAAAAACATTCTTGTCTTTATATACTCTTTTCATATAAACCCCTAATCAATTAACTTGAAAAGCATCATAACACACATTATTTGCCCAACTGCTCCGACCAGTGCATAATTCACTTGTGGCTAGACTCGCGCAGTCGAAAACTTGTTACACCCGATGCAAGCTGCCACAAATTTTATCGGGATAGTTAAAGGGTAAACTATAATGTTTAACTTAAATGTATTTGATACTGTGTCACATGCAAACGCTGGCTCAGAATTACACTTGTTACATCCAGTGACAAAAACACCTGTTTATTTAGACGAAAAAGAAACAAAAGCGATCACAATTTCGTTGCTTGGCTCTGACTCTGATGTTTATACAAAAGAAATTCAGAAAAAAGCTAAAGAACTTCGTCGTCAAAAGAATAACGCTAGTGAAATTGATTTAGAAAAAAATGTACGTGAAGCTTGCGAGTTATATTCTAAATTGACCGTTGGATTTAAAAATATACCCGGTGATGACGGCAAAACTTTAGAGTTTAGCCAAAAGGCTGCGTTTGAATTATATATGAAGTATAAAGATATTCGTGTGCAAGTGGGCGATTTTATATCTGAAAAAGAAAATTTTATCAAAGACTAAGTGAAAGCTTAGTCTTATATGCTGAATATTTAGCTTGGTTGCAGGGTAGACCAAAGCCTCCAAACTCAAAAACTGACAAAGTAAATTCACGTATTGAATTGATGCCAAAAGGTGATTATCGACGAGAAATGCCATCAGTAAAAGGTGGTGAATATCTTGTTAGTCATTGGCAGAAATGCGGTATTTGTTTATCTGGTATGAGCGGCGCAATACCTTTGACATGGCAAGAGTTAGATGCTTATTGTCGAAGAAGTGGCTCAGAAGTTGATGGCTGGGAGTCTGAACAGATAATCAACATGTCAAAAGCTTATGTTAACATGAGTAGACGAGCAGATGATATTAGTTGTGCTTCACCATACTCACCAGAATTAACAGAAGAACAAGAGCAAGAAATAAAAGCACAAGCCGCTTTAAATGCTAAAAATATTCTACGTAAAAATAAAGCCTCGTTATGAGGCTTTTTTATTTAAATTATCTTCAATTCGTTTTTCTCGTTTAACTTCGTCGATTATTTCTTGCTCTGTCTCTGAGCTTCTAACCCATTTATCATCAAGCCAATAATACATAAAATCAAATAAGCCTTTTTTATACCACAAGCCGCGGCAATGGTATCTTCTGTCGGGTGGTAGCATGTTAATCCTTAAGGTTTTGGCAAATTTCTAAAAAATCATTTTTAGAAGCATTTTTTATTTTCTTTACAGTTCCACTATTTGCCAATTCATGGGTAAATACAGGTCGCCCTAGCTTTTCCTCAATATATTTGTGCATATCTGAAAAATCACCGATTAAAATCCCAGTATATGCACCAACAATAGCTGCTTCTTTTTTATTCATATTCATATCCTCCGTTGTTTTTTTAAATACTAACACAGTCTTAATTGCTAAGTGGTACGACCAGTTGATATACTAACAATATTATTTATATGGTGACTTTTTATGACAACTTTCGCAACAATTGGATTTAAAGCAGATGTTACAGGCTTAAAGCAAGCTGAGAAAGGGCTTGATAACTTAGCGCGTAAAGGTGAAACGTCAGAGCGTCGTATCAATAAATCAGTTGATAAAGTTAACACTAACTTTATGACGCTAAAATCTACTATTGGCTTAGCTGGCGTTGCATTAACAGCGATAGGCTCTTCACGTATAGCAAGCGAAATAATCAAGCAATCTGATGCGTGGAAGAATATCAACTCGCAAATTCGACAAGTAACAAATTCAGAAGAAGAATTAATTTCTGTACGTGGAAAGCTTGTAAATCTATCTAAAAACACACGCTCAGAGCTAACAAATACCGTTGACCTGTACGCTCAATTAAATCGCTCAACAAAAGATTTAGGAGTTACAGAGGGCGAGCTACTAAACATTACCAAAACATTAAATAATCTATTTGTGGCAGGTGGCAAACCAATTAGTGAGGTTAGCGGAGCTATTCGTCAATTGTCGCAAGGTTTCGCGGCTGGCGCTTTACGTGGTGATGAATTTAACTCTGTTGCTGAGGGTGCGCCTAAAATCATGGACGCGCTTGCTGCTAAGTTAAAAATGACTCGTGGAGAATTACGAGCGTTTGCTGCAACTGGTGGAATTACAGCTGAAATCATGGTTAACGCATTAAAAGACTATGAACAAGTGGCGCAAAAATTAGCAGATCAAACAACTAAAACATTCGGTCAGGCAATGGAAAATGCCACAACAAATATAACCAAGTTTGTTGGTGAGGCGGAAGTGCTTAACAGTGCCGTCGATAATATAGGCTCTGGCATTGAAAATTTAAGTGGTCAACTTGGAAATATATCTAATGATATAGCAATGTGGACAGGGCAATGGCAAGGGTTTGCTGATGATGCAAATGAGGCTATAAATTCAACAGAATCAAATTTTAGACAACAGTTTTTAGCTTTGGGCGCAATCACTGACGAAACGATGAAATTCTTAGGTAATGCTTTTTTGAGTTTACCCGCTAATATTCGTGCAATGACTAAAATACTAGCTGTAGAGTTAGGGTTTGTTATTAGTGTTTTATCTGCAAAAGCAAGATTGATTCTAGACACATTAGCATCACCATTCGCTGCAATACCCGCGACAGTTGAGGCACATATAACGGCGTTTGGCAATGTGCTAGGCGCTAGATTAGCTGGAATTGTTGAAAAAGCAAAAATATACGGACTACAAATAAAAGACGCATTAAACCCTTTTGATGGTGACACTTTCGATCACAAAAAAGCGTTGAAAGAAGCTGAAAAACTAGCTAACGATATGTCAAACGCATATCTTAAAGCTGCTGACGATCAGATTGATGCAGCCACAAGAGCTAGAGATGAACAAATAGCAACCGCTATAGAAACAGCCGATGTTAAAATACAATATGCTAACATGGCAAGAGACAGTGTTATTACAAGCATAATGGCTGAGCGAGATGCTACATTGTCAGTTTATAGTGAAGTTAAAACTGAGAGCAATAAAAAAACAAAAAGCATTATAGATAATAGCAACAAAATAACAAAAGCTGTAAAAAAACAAAATAAAGAGATTGACGAGTGGGCTAAGATGTCAGAACTCGCAGCCGATAGACTAGACCAAGCCTTTGAAAGCGTATGGTCAAATATGTTTAACGGCTTTGAGTCGATGAAAGACTCGCTTATCAATAGCTTTAAACAAATGATCGCGCAAATGATACATCAAGCTACCACTAAAAAGATTTTGTTAAGTCTTGGTATAGGTGACGGCGGTGGTGCTGGCGCTACGGCTGGTAAAGGGATGTTGGATTCTTTAGGGTTGGCAAGTATAGCATCTAAAATACCAATGGCGGCTGCTATATACACAGCATCTTCTTGGCTTTCCAAACAGTTAGGCGGAGATGGTACTATTGGCGGATTGCTTGGCGGACTTACTGGTGGGCTTTTTGGGTCATCATACAAGCCAAAAGATACAAGACTTGATTTAGGTGTTTCATCTGCTGGGGCATCTGGATCAACAACGCTAATAGAAAAAGGTAGAAAATCTTTATTTCGCGGTTCAAAAACAAGAACAACTGAAACGGCCTTAGATGTTGACGCTATTAATTCAATTTTTGATAGTATGAAAGCATCAATATTAGACGCTGCAAAGCTTTTTGATATAACAGAAGTAAAAACAACTATTGCTGATAGTTTTGGCGCACTAGGTAAATTTATAGATGATGACACTAAAAGATGGTTAGATGGTTCAAGTACAGTTGTTACAAAGTCAGTTGAAGAATTTATCAATGGATTTTCCACATCTATGTCAGTCAGTATAAAGGACATGTCAGAAGAGGAAGTCCAACAAACAATATCTGAATGGGTTGCTAAAACAACCAACGGAATGGTTGATGCTGTTTTTGGTGGTATGTTAGATGAATTTAAAAAAGAGGGTGAACTTTCTAGTGATACATTAGATCGAATAGTATCTAACTTTAATGCGTTTTCAGCGGTATCAGAAAGGCTAAACTTAAATTTTGGTTTGGTAGGTAAAGAAGCGGCTATTGCGTCGACAAATATAGTTGAACTGGCTGGCGGCTTGGATAATCTTGCTTCATTATCTTCACAGTATTATCAATCATTTTTTAGTGAGCAAGAGCAATTAGCACAACTTACAGAAGGTTTAAACACTTCTTTTAATGAGCTAGGGCTTTCTATCCCAGCAACTAGAGATGGGTTTAGAGCGTTGATTGAGGGTCTTGATTTAACAACTGAGTCAGGCCAAGAGATGTTTGCAACGTTAATGCAACTTGTCCCTGGCTTAGATGCTTATTACAACGCGATTAAAAATGGTCAAACTAATGCTATAAATGACGCTATGGCAGCAATTAGAGAATCTGTTAGTTTAGAAAAAGAACGTGCTAACGTTATATTGCAATCATCAAGAGATGCTTTTAGTGCTGAAATGTCGCGTATTGAAACGCAAAGAAGCGCTGTTTTAGCTAATCAAAGCGCTGCTGAGGCAGTGTTAGATAACGCAAAATCAGCACTATCTAGCGCATTTGAAAGCAGAAAAAGCGGACTGCAATCAGTAATATCAAGTATGTCTGCGCTTGCGACCAGATTGTCAGGTGCGGCAAGTGTTAATAACAATGATGTAGCTGGCGCACTTTCTAAAGCGAGAAAGGGTGACTTTTCAAGCGCTCAAACTCTATCTGGTCAATTACCAAGCGCTAATGAATTTTCAAGTGCTGCTGCTTTTAGAGTTGCACAAGCTACAGCCAAAAATCAGTTGAAATCTATCGCGGACTTAGCAAGTGGCCGCGCGTCATCGGCACAGTCACAAATTGCGGCGCTAGATAGACAATATAATCAACTTGTCGGAATTAATGACAATACGTTATCGCTAAATGATGCTATCACTCAATATCAAGAGGCTCAATTAGCGCTTGATGGGCTAAATACTGAGGAGCTTTTAAATCAGTTAAGCATTCAAGAAGAAGCTGCAATAGCTTTACTTGATATAGCTGAGCAGAATTATCTTGATGAAATAACAAGACTAGATTTAATTGTAGAAAACGCACAGGTGCAAATTGATTTATTAAATGGCATCAGTGAAAACACATTGACAACAGCGCAAGCAATTGAGGCTTTAAATGCCGCTATATTACAAGCTCAAACTGTTACTGTTGATAATCCTGTTGCAAATCCATCACCTGTTGATCCAGTTAAAGCAGAAGAAAACGAGGCGTTAATGCGTCAAATGAATAAAAACACTAAAAAGACCGCTGAGATCTTACAGCGAATGGAACTAGGTGGTTTAGATACAAGGGTGATTGCATAATGAGAGTTATTAAACCTATAACAATTAGTGATAGTAACTTATCATCGTCATCCATTCCTGAGCCAGATGCTAGTGCTGATGAAACAGTATGGACGGCAGGAACTTACAATTTAGGCGATCAGCGGATATTAACAACTACTCATAAAATTTATGAAGTTGTTGCAGATCCAAACACAAGCGACGATCCCGAAACTGGTGTTGCTGCAAATCCTCAAACATGGGTAGAAATTGGTCCAACTAATCGCTACAGAATGTTTGACAATAAAAACAGCACAGCTTCAACAGATGAGTTAACACTAACGACAACCGTAATTCCTGCGACATTAACAAACAGTATCGCAGGCTTTAATATAACGGGCGCTGAAACAATTAACGTTACTGTTAATAATGGCGTAACTGACATTTACGACCGCGATATTGACATGTTAGACAATAGCGCACGGGTAAATTGGTATGAATTCTTTTTCTCGCCAGTTGTGGCAATAACTAGATTTATACTTTTAGACTTACCGCCGATAATCGGAAACGACGTTATTGTCACTTGCACAGGTGGCGGCACAATATCCTTTGGTAATCTAGTAATGGGTGAATCGTTAGCGCTTGGAACCACAGTCTACGGAACATCAGTACAAGGTTTAGATTTTAGTGTTAGAGAAGATGACGGGTTTGGTGGGTTTAATATTATCAGAAGAAGAACAGCCGATTTAATGGATTATGATTGCTTCATTGATACTATTAAAATGCCATATGTTAAAAATCAATTAAAATCTTTATCTCAACAGGAAACTGTGTGGGTCGGTAATGAAGATGATATAAATGACGGAACGGCCACTTTCGGTTATTATAACAACTATCAGATAAATTTAAGCGGTCCGCAAGTTAGCGACATGACTATACAAGTTCAGGAATTAATATAAATGACTGTATCAACAATAACAGAATATGGCGGCACAGTACCAGATCCATTCACACAAGCGGCTGGTGCTTTTAGCACTAATGCGGTTAACTGGACAACGTACCAAGCCAATACGCTAGTTAGCAGTATAAATACATCAATTGGTGAATTTAACATTGATTTTGGATTGGTTAATACCGCTAAAACAGACGCAGAAACTGCAGCGACTAATGCTGCGAATAGTGAAATTATAGCACTGTCAGCATCTAATTTTAAAACAGAATGGTCAACATTAACAGGTGCGTTAAATACCCCTGCAAGCGTTTATCATGATGGTGCTTTCTGGCAGTTGATGACTAATTTAGCTGATGTAACAGCGAGCGAGCCATCGCCAACAAATGCAGACTGGCAATACTACAGCGGCACAAGATGGTTGCCACCATATACAGCTAGTGCGACGCTTAATACCAATAGTCAAAACTTTATTAGTGCAACAGGTGCGGCAAGTGATTTTACGCAACCGACATTTGCATCTGGTGATTTTATTGTTATTAGCAACAGCAAAGCAAGTACACAAACGGTCAGGTTATTAAATCCTAGTAATACACTTATTTTTGAAAAAGGCACAGTGTCAGCGGGTGATAATTTAGTGATAAATGCTGGCTCGACTATTCATCTTTACGCAAGAACATCAACAATTTTAGAGGCGGTTTAATCATGGCTGACATACCATTAACACAGGTCGCAGGAGATAAAACTTATTTTGTTTCTGAGGGGATTTCATCTGGAACTATTACACTAGGGCAAACTGGGAATTTATTATCGGTTGCAGAGAGTGGTAGCAAGGTTTACAGAATATTTTTACTAACTTCATTAGTCTCTGGTCAGGTTGGAATATCATTAACTGTTAACGGCACGGTTATTGAGTCAGAAAAAGAATTAGTTCACGCTAACTCGGCAGACAGCACGCAATTCGCAGTCATAAGAAACTTTGTTAATATTTCATCACCAAGCGCTGGCCTTAAGGTTTATGACGTGATTGAATGTACTTCATTTTCTGTAGATAAAAACGCAGGAAATACAGGGCGCGATATAGTTTACGCGTATGAAATAGGGGAGTATGTATAAATGAATTACCAAAGACTTGAAAATGGCGCTTTTGTTCCGGTTAATTTTGAAGATCTAATTAATGGTGACAGAATAAAAAAAGAAGTTGTGTCAGGAGTTTGGCAAGAGTGTAATTTTACTGTTGAACAAAAAGATGATGTATTTTCTATTGACTCAGTAGAAACAACAATCAATGGAAACCCTCCAGCATCATATTCGCCAATTTATTTTGTAGATAATGGTGATGCTATAACAATGACAGCCAATATTATTGATGATAATAACGATGTACAATCGCAGTTAGACCAAACAGCTTTAGGCTATCCACCTGTTTTAGCTTTACCTTTGACAAAATATGCTGGTGGGTCAAGTGGCACAATTATTGATGAAGTTTATTTCGAGACAACATTAACTAACGGTGTTATTTCAGCTACTGGAACATTACCGAGCGCTGGAAACTGGAAACTCGAAACCCATCGCATCAATAAGTCGTTAAAAGCTATTGGTTCTGATTGGGGTATTGATTCTTTAAGTGTTGATTTTATAGTGAGATAATTATGTTTGAATTTACACGAGGCGGAATAAAATATACAGTAAAGTATGGTGATGCCGACAATAATAACTTTTTAGTGCTATCTTTTTTTGACGAGACTCAATCACGTGAAAGGTGGCCTGTACTGCGTGATACTGATGATATCCCAATGCTGTTTGGCGGTGATGAAATGAAATTTCTAGAAGATTTTATTAATGCTGTGAATAAGGTTTTAGATGAAATATTTGGTGAGCCAGAAGTGCCAGATGATAACTCTACAATTAAAGAACGATTGTCGTATGCAGTAAAAACAAAGCTAGCATTTAATGAGACTACACAGCATTTAGAGATAAAATAAAATGAAAATAGCGCTAGTACGAAATAGAACAATCGGATCTTTAATTATCAGATTAGTTACATGGTCGCGCTGGCATCATGGCGGTGCAGTAACTAAAGACGGTAAGTTTGTCATTGAATCTGTGTTCAAAAATGGCGTTGTAAAAACGCCTATTGCTGAGTTTAAAGCTAGATATTCAACTGTTGATTTTTTTAATATTGGTTGTGATGACAAAAAAGCTTTTGAGTTTTTAAATGCTCAAATTGGCAAATCATACGATTACTTTGCAGCATCTAGCTTATTATTTAAGTTATTACCGAACCACAAGGACAAATGGTATTGCTTCGAGCTAATAGCGGCTGCTAGTGGATTGTTTAGAAAAGAGCGTAATAGTCGCGTAACTGCCGATATCTTATGGATGATTAGTCATGATTAAATATTTATTATGTTTTTTGTTATCGTTTAGCGCTGTTGCTAGTGAGTATCAATTTAGCGTTGGTCAATCTAAATTTGAACATGCGTGGCGTGGCACTGATAATGTAGCAAACTTTTCTTTTTATGCTGATAATTACGGCTTAGCTTATATAAATAACAACAATATAGGCTTTTCACTAACTCACTACAAAGCTAAAAGCAATGGACGAACAGAAGGGAAATATAAAGAACTATATTTAGAAATGGACAACGTTGTTAGCGTAGGTTTATTTTACCGCTTTGAAATTAGTGATTTTTATATTTCTCCAGGCATTAGTTGGAGCTATGTTGATTCAAGCGTTAGAAATAAATCTACGGGTTATTATGATTATGATAGAGATGACGATAAAGGTTATTTTATTAACTTAGATTATGTTATATCTAGTGATTTTATAATTAGATATAGCTACTCGTCACACTCAAGAATAACAGAAAAACCTTATGATGAATGGACGCGTAGTCATAGTTTAAATTTAGTTTATCGATTTTAGGTTATTTCCAATTAATATAATCATCGTAGTAGCTACCAAAATGCGCCTTACCTTCTGCGCTATTCCAGTGAGTTTTTAAATAAGCGCTAATGCCATGCAAATCTTTAGGTATAGCGCCTTTTTTCATAAACATTCGCTGCCTAAACATAAATACATTATAAGCAATATCATAAACTAATCGCTCAGGCTTTGGGTGTATTTTTTGCATGTGCTCAACTTCATTAATGATACCAAGCGTCAAAGCATTATCCCATATTGAGTCGCCATATTTCCATGTGTCATTATGCGTCGCTGGCTCCATCTGAATAAAACCTAAAGCTGGGCCATTAATTTGCTTAATATACGTGCACCGTTTTGACTCGTGCGCGATACACATCATAAAAGCTGTTACCGCTTCTTCACTGTAGCCGTGCGGTATTTTACGCATTACAGGCTCAGCGATTAGTGTTTGTAGTTGTTCTTTGTTCATTTTTATAACCTTTATTAAAATAAATGCCACTCTGTCGCCGCTGGCGGGGCTACCAGCTATGAAGGGAAAGTTAAAACCCTTGGCTAGTGCTTTGTCTTTTATCGCTGAGGTCTAGTGCTAAGGAGTTGCACATCACTGATACTAGCGAGACTGTTTGTGATAATGAGCAGCACAAAACCCAAGTTGGTGATTAAATCTTTTTTAAAGCCGCCAAATGATCGTCAATAGCTGCAATTTCAATTTCTTTGGATTCAATCGCTTTTTGTTTCTGCTCTTCAAGTCTATCACGTTTTCTTTGTAATAAATCAGAACTATTAATTTCTGGTGTCTCAATTTCAATTTCTTTAGTCGCTAAAAGTTCCCATCCGAATTTTTCCATCTCTGACGCATCTGTCCATTTAAAATGGTCATAATAAGGCATCTTGTAGAAAAATAAGGTTACTGTCATTTTTTCAGGTGTTTTCATTTTATTTATCCAAATTAGCTTTTTTAATGGCGATAATATCTTCCGCTGTAAAGCCAGCATTTTTTAACTTGATAATATCATCAACTGTTGAAGATTTTTCTATTTCTACAGGGGTAGCGCCAATATAAGTGGTAATAAGCGTTCCTGACTTGTCTGTCACTTGTCCGCTAGTTTGGTCGTAATTTAAATATTTCATTTTATTCTCCTAACTGATTTTTATTTAATATAACACACTATTTTGATTTAACAACTCCGACCAGTTGTATTGATAAAATGGCCTGATGCGTGAAAGTCGGCTGTATATCCTCTGAATTACAGTGTTATGTTTTCTCTATACATTTATGTGGTTTTGCGTCGCCAGTGCATAAACCGTTATTTAATCCAAAATCGTGCATACTGCAAATCATGCAGCGATCCGGAAATACCTCAATAAACTCCTCCACTATTTGCTTGCTAGTTTTAGGCTTAAAAAACATAACAACACGTTCAAAAAGATTCATTACGCTTTGCTCCATTCACGTTTTAACTAAGGGTTATGCTCTTTATTTTTCCTTAGCCATTCTGACCAGTTGGCCACGCAATTTATCAATACAATTTTCTAGCTTTTTAATTTCGTCATAATGCAACTCGTCAACTATATCCAAATCATGCTGCAATAAATCAGCGCGTAGTTTTTCTTTATTGTATAGTGTTTTGTAGTTTGTTAATTTTGGTAATTTAAACATTTTTTATACCTTTATAATTTTTATAAGCGAAATTAGCTACAGCCCATGCATCACGCTTATCCTCATTGCTATTTTCACTCCAGCCAGATATTTGATTGAAATAATCTTTATCTTTTTTAACTAACTTTCCACAACCTTGTGGTGATAAAAACGGATTATTACCTGTGCACTCAATAATCGCTTGCTTTATTATTTCATAAGCGCCTTTTGCCATTCCTACATTTTGAGCTATTTTCATCATCTGCGCTTGGTTTTGCTTTCCCCTATAATAAGTTGCCTTACTGCTTTCCAGGTCTTCAATAGCAAAAATATAACCTCGCTCATGGTAAATTTTAATATCTTCTATTATTTTTGATGGTGTGGTACAGCTTAACTCTATAATAACTCCGTCATGCATAACGCATAAACCGCACTTTCTTACGTCTGGATCAATACCTATTATTTTCATATTACACCTCTTAAAATAGCCGTCCTTGGCTTTGTTGTTATATGCAGTGAATTAATAAATTATTGTGCATTAATCCGATTGGGGCAAATGGGATATCATCATCAAAGTCGATAGTTGGCTCTTGTGGGTTAACTTTATGTATCGGTTGCTGAGTTGGCGCTTGTTGCTGATAACTTGGTTGCGTAACTTGCTGTCCACCGCTATTATTTTTACCATCAAGCATTTGCATGACTCCACCAAAACCTTGTAATACAATTTCGGTTGTGTATTTATCTTGACCTTGCTGGTCAGTCCATTTGCGAGTCTGGATTTTACCCTCGATATAAACTTTAGAGCCTTTTTTAAGATATTCTCCAGCTATTTCAGCTGATTTACCAAAAACAGATACGCGATGCCATTCTGTTTTTTCTTTTTGCTCGCCAGTTTGCTTGTCTTTCCATGTTTCAGAAGTTGCTATTGATAGATTCGCAACAGCCTCGCCACTTGGCATAAATCGCACTTCCGGATCTTGCCCTAAATTACCTAAAATTATTGCTTTATTAACGCCAGCCATTTCTAACCCTCACTCTCGTCTAATTCTCGAATCATTTGTCTTTGTTGTTCGCTTAGCTTGCCGCTAGCTTCACAACGATTAATAACTTGCTCTGTTGTCATTTTACCGTTTTGTATTTGCGCTTTCATTGCTTCAAAACCAGCGTTGAATTTATCTTCTGGATAGGGTGGCTTTTCTGCTAATTGCAGCTGATTTACTCGATAGGTTTTTTTAATGCCTCTACGAACTGTCAAAGTAACATCTTTTGGTGAGTCTATTCCAGATACACCGTTAATTCTTATGCCGCCACAGCCCTTTTGCTTCCCATAATCAACATCAGGATCAAGGTAAACCTGTATAAGCCCATTAATATAACTCCTACCATCTTTGCCCCACAAAGCTTGTATCATTCTACGCATAGTCAAACATGGCTTGTAAGGGCGGCCATCATCACCGTCATAATTTAAATAAAAACTTTGCTCGCCATTATGGCTATAACGAACAACATTTGTTACTTTTAAAACTCTATCGCCAGTTATTAAATCTTCTGCATTTAACTGGTCTGATTTTGCTATAATAGTATCACTTAAATCTGATATATCCATTTTTTTACTCCACATCATTAATTATAATTTCATCGTCGTAATTTCCAAAATTAGGAAAATATTCAAACGTCGTAAATTCATTTTCAGCTTTACAGTGTGCAAAGTATTGCAACGTTTCTAGCATTTCATACCAAAATCCCATCTCGATTAATTCTTGCTTAGTGATTTTAAACACTGATACAGGATACTTACCTAAGCATGAGCTAGTTTGTACAATCGGGAATAAATATTCTGTTAACTCTGTGTCAAAGTGAATTGAACCAACATACAAATAATATGCCGCTGTAAATCCATAACCAAACGTAAATAACGGATTTTTCCATTTTGCAGTATTGCGCCAATCATCAATGTTTGATGTGGTTTTTACGTCTGCTAATGTTACAGACTGACCTAAAAAGCCGTATAAAACCTTGTCAGGGCGTATTTTAAGTTTTAAGCCAGTGTTAGGGTCTATTACAAAAACACTCGCTTCTGCTTGCCCGTCACAGTCTAGAATTGCTTTAAACATTGGGTCGTGACCTGCTGAGTCTGCCATAATTCTAACTTGCTCGGCTTCAATTTCAGTTAACACAATGTTTTCGGGGTTTTCAATTTGCAATTTGCTAAATGCTACAGTGCTACGGCCCTTAACATCAGCGACAATAATTAAATCGTCGTATGTTTCAGGCTCTAATAGTTTAGCATGTAAGGCTGTGCCTAAATCACTGGTTCCTGTTTTATTTGGATCGCTTGGCGCTTTTTTATTCCAAATATAGCTACTTGGATTGTTTTTAAATATTTGCAATTCGTGATTAGAAAGCGCTTCATTTTCGCGATATTCTTGCATTGATATGTTTTTTATCATAATTATTCCTTAGTAAAAATGGTGTGCCGACTAGGATTCGAACCTAGAACATATTGGAGCTACCAATCGCGTCTACTCTATTGCGCCACCGACACAAAACAAATACTAACACACTATTTTAAATTAACTGCTCCGACCAGTTAACTACTAAACGCCTCTCTCCCACTATTAAACTTTTTACGCGATATTATACTAAAGCCTTTGTCATTTTTGCGGTGCGTTATTTCTGTCGGCTTATCAAACATAGCTTTCATTGTTATAACGTCCTGTACGCTTCTAAACGCCGCTGCCTTGCGTTTAAACTCGCGCCCGTTGATATGTTGATCGACAAATTTAAACCATCTAGCGCGTTCGTATTGTTGCACATCACCACCTATTGCAAACATCTCGACCGCAAATTCTGGAAATTCTTCGCCGTCTTTAAAATATGTACTATCCAAATCGTAGGTTATTTTTAATTTACCGTTTTTAGTTGTGGTAAATGTCATTTGTTTAACGCTTTTATAATCTGCATCAGTATAAGCTTTGTGTACTAAAGCGCTATTTGGATCAATCATTACAGCATCACAATTACGACAGCTTTTTGATGTTGGCGCGTTTTTTGCACCACAGTTTTTACACTCATTATATTTAAAGAAATATTCACAACGTCCGTCAGTGCTATTTAAATCAGTTCCGCAACATCTAACCGCATATTCACTATTATATGTACTACACGCTGGACACTCTAAAACAGCATCTTTTTGTTTTGCTTTTTGCGCTATTGCTTGGCCGACAATTGGATCGTCGAATATGTCGCCAAATGACATCATAGTGTCAGTATAATCGAGAATTAAAGCTTCATCTTTAACTAGTCCAGCGTCTATTTCGTGCGGTTTTAATGTGCGAAAAACCCTACCCATCAATTGAATTAAAAGAGATAAAGAGCCGATTTTTCTTAAAATCACAGAAACCTGTAAAAGACTTAAATCAATACCAGTTGTTAAACATCCAATTTGAATTACAAATTTACGTTTACCTGTTTTTATATCTAAAAGTATTTTTCGTCTTTCTTTTGTGTTTGTTGAATCAGTAACTATGCCCCACGTCCCATCAGGTAAGCATTCAGCGACTTGTTCGCAGTGTTTTTTGCTTGCGCAAGTTATCATAACGCCTAATTTGTCTTTGGTTCGTTCAATGACTTCTTCCATGATCATCTGTGTTTTATCTTTTTCTTTGGTTATAGCTCTGCCCATAGCCTGTAATTCTTTTTGCGTATAATCCTCTGTTTCATCTTTTTTATTGAAAGCAGATAAATCATAAGCATGTTCATCATCGCCAAATCCAAAAACAGGTGGAACCAAAAAGCCTTTGTTTATCAATTCAAAGGTGCTTACATCTGACAATTGTTTTTTCCAGAATTCGCCTAATATAGAATCCTTACCTCGATAAGGTGAGCCTGTATAGCCAATTACACGCAAATTATGGTTTAGTGTGCGAAAGTGTTTTATTATTTTCCCGTACTGGCTTTCTGGCTCATCTTGTAAGCAGTCTAACGGGTCCAAATGGTGGCATTCATCAACTAATATCACACTAAATTTAAAATCATTAAATGTTGTTTCAAGCGATCGCTGAACTGTACCCTCTGTGCCATATATGACAGGGTAGTATGTTGATTTTTTATTTAAACTAGCGCTGTATACGCTGTTTTTTATTCCACACTCCCAGCCAGTTAAACTGCCTTGTTCAACCAATTCTCCCTGTCTAGCCAAAACTAAAACCTTGCCACCTTTTTCTGAAACGTGTTTAGCTATTGCAGCAATTAATACAGTTTTACCGCCACCAACCGTGCAACCAATAAAAGCTGGTTCTTTGCTGTTTTTGCAATGTTCGATTGTCGCGTCGTGTGCCTTTTGTTGGTAATCTCTTAGTTCATACATTCCTTAAATCTCCCATAAATTAAATTTAAATCATCAGCTTTGTGATCACATTCTTGCGAATTACTAATGACCATTAACTTTTTATCTTTTAATTGACTAGCAATAAAAAATAAATTTTTATCATTAAAAAAACATACACATGTTTTATTCATAGCAGCCCTAGCTTTTAAAGCGTCTTTGTATGTTTCACATAAAATAATTTCTTTGTCGCTTAAATCTCCAAAAATATGACAACTACCATACAAAAACTCCTTGTTAAAAAATTTAATTTCAAACCCGTCATAAAGCGCAATTGATATGTTGTTTTTATTAATGTCAGTTAGTCGCAGTACTTGCCATTGATTATAAAAATAGTGACCGCTCATTAATTCACAGCGCGATAAAAATTTATCAACATCATTTGCATTGTGCGGATCTTTGTTAAGCGGTAATCGTATTTTAGATCGTGTTATATTCTGCCTAACCTTATCGACTGGTATTTTATCGCTTTCACCTCCTAGCATCTTTACAGCTTCGATAAACTCCATATTAAAGTAATCTTGAATAAAACCAATAGCGTCACCATGTGCTCCACAACCAAAACAATGATAAAACTGTTTATTCTCATCAACTGTAAAGCTTGGTGTTTTTTCACCATGAAACGGGCAGCAAGCAGTGTAATTTTTGCCAGCTTTTTTAAGTGGCACATAATTATCTATGACATCAACAATGTTTAATGATGACTTTAATTGCTCAACATCTATCATAACTTAGGGTTAATCCTTATATAATTAATTCCCTTTATTGGGTCATAATCACACCAATACATTTTCGACATTTTAGGCATTATATTACCCCTAAAATGACTCGTTAGTTTTTGCTGGCGTGAAAAGCACATTTGCTTTTTAACATTATCAAGCAACTGACTTACTTTAATAATATATTGCCCTTTCGCTATACATCGTTGCATGTACGATCTTAATGCTTCAAGTTGCGCGTTATCGCCTGTTATTCCTTTATCCTCTGCAGCTTGTATATAAAGTTTTGTTAGCTCAGTGAATATTTCATAAGCGCGTTTTGTTGTACTTTTTGTAATATTTACACTACCTATAGACACCTCAAAATTATCAACAGCATGAATAACGCTTGCAATCTTAACGACATGCTTAACCATTTTCCCAATAAAACCGCGCAACATTGAATCACTATACTTGCCTAAATCTGCTAAGTGCGGTTCTAAGTCTTGCGCTTTTTGTTTTAAAAACACCATGGCATCATCATTAACTTTTAAAACAATATCATCACTATGTACTATATTGTGTATTAATTTTGCATAGCGTTGTTTAAGTTTAAAATCCTGCTTTTTGTAATTCAGCAGGTCTCGAGTGCCTAAAAGATTTTGCTCCATACACAACAAAAAACGCTCACTTACACCATTACCGCGCTGCCCCTGCTCTAGTATTGCGGTAATTGTTTCATCCTGGGCGATAACAGAAAAACCACCTTTAACAATGCCGTCGTTAGAATCCCGCGTTATACGTGCAGAGCTAAAATAGTTACCGTCCCAACCCTGTAGCACCATATCAGAATTACTTGGTCGCCCCTTTTCACCATAAGATAACCCAAGCGAACTATTAATTGCCCCAGCTTCATCAGATATAATGTTGAATATTCCTTTTTGGTTGAATGCTATCTTCTCCATTGATTCTGGCGTTGCGTTGGTCAGAATTGCTTTCCATATTGGAATATTTAATAGTTCACTTTCTGCCTCTGCTAAATCACCACAAAGCGCGTCAACCTCGTCTTGGCTTGATGCTTCTTTTAACGCTTTACTAAGTGATTTTATGCGCTCAAAAATTGCGCCTCTAATAGGTTTGTTTTTCTCGTTTAACTCATTCATTTCTAATCGAAACGGAGAGGTAAAATAACTATTAATCGCGCTTTTGCCCGTTGATGGTGGCTGACTCGTAACAACATAAAGCGCTACTGGCATCTCAGAGCCAAACAATTCAACACTAAAGCTTTTATTCATCGCGCAACTAATAACGCCTAAACCGTGCATATAAGCTGTTGCATATGGAAACTGTACACTATTACATAAATCAACAACCGACATAGTGAGTAAATCATTACTTTCAAAATCAACTAAGTTTAAATTTACAGCATCATTTTTTATTAGCTCTTTTGGCTCTGGGTGGCTATCAAATCCCGATCCTATTTCCATCTCATTAAACCCCGATTGCATTAACCTATGTTTTTGTAAGCTAGTAATATCAGACATAGATTAAACTCCAAACCATTCTTTGACGTCTGGGCGCATTTCCTCTTTTGTTATTTTTACTTTCTTATGCTCGCTGGCAATGATCGCATATGTTGCACTTATTCTTCCACGAGAAAACCAATTGTTAACAGTTTGACGGCTAACACCTAACTCCTTCGCTAACATTGACTTATTAAATTCAAATGTTCGCCATAAAATACCGAGTGCTGATTTTTGTTGTTCTTGAATATTCATGTTAATTCCTCTTTTAATTATAAGGTAATAGTAACAAACAATATAAACAAATGTAAACACTGTAAATGATAAAAGCTCAATTTTGGGTAAATATTTCGGTTTTGGGTAAGCTTTGGGGAGCGCATTTACCCAACGCCTAGACCACGGTATATAAAGGATTTTTGCTATTTTGGGTAAATTGGGGAGGTTTTTTGCTGTACGTGTATATATGTATGTGTGATCACACCTCTTATATGTATATAAATTTTGTTTACTTACTTACTTACTTACTTACTTACTTACTTACTTATTTACCCAAAACATATAAGATTACTATATAGAATAAAGGATGTAGACTGGGTAAATGAAAACCCCAAATTTACCCAAAACTTCAATTAAACACAAAAAGACCAATAAAAACAAATGTTTAAAAATAGGGGCGATTTACCCGAAAATACCCGAAATTATTTTACATTTATTTCAAAATAACCCTTGTATTATCATAACTCACGTATTATAATAGTTTCAAGAGTTAGGGAATAGCCCGAAACAATAAACAAAGTGAGAAGATTATGACTAGATTAACTAAAGCGATTAACGAAATGATGGAAGTACTAGAGATGAGCGCAATGGATTTATGTGAAGCGGTTAGCTTAAATAATTTAATTGATGAGCACAACCAAATAGAAACAGAAGACGAAATAAGAAAGCACCTTGTTAATATTGCTTTCAGTTCTAGAATGACAGATAGCGGGAAGAAGGTTTATTCTAAAGTGTGCGAAATAAATGATAATTATTTCAAATTTTTAATAGCAGCATAGTTTGAGCGAGTACACATGGGGTGTTGATGGATATGGTCGCGCCCATCTAACAGAAGACTGCGAAGCCATTTTGCTTTGTGGACTTAATGGCGTTAACGGGTATCTTTTAAGAGATTATTACGAGGATCACAACATGGCAAAAGGCAACATAACGATAAACGTAAAAGCTACAGAAACAAAAAAGGTCAAAGATTTACTGTTTTTATTGGATAAGTATCAAGCGGAGTTACCAGCGCCACTCTTGAATAAAGTGCATGATTTGGTTCAAGGTAAGCCAACCGAACGAGATAGAATGCTATCAATAGTTAAAGCAGTATCTCACATAGGTGTTGATTTTGGTTATGGAAAATTTTATTTACAAGAAGAACATATAAAAGAGGCTCGATCTATTTATGAAAACAATCGACATGATTAAAAAGTTAGGCGGCAATCGTGCCGCTATAGCTGAACAGGCTGGTATAAGTATTTTTCAACTCAACAACATGGTTTATAAAGGTGTTGAAGTTGAAGAATTAAAAGACGGTAGCTTTGTTGCAGTTCGTAAAGATGCTGTTAGGTTTAATGGACAGGCCACATAGTATTATTTTTAGTTCTATAATTATTTAAAATTAGGAGGGGATAACGATGAGTAAATACGAAGATTTTAGAGAAGAATGCATAGATCGATTATCAAAAGAAGATTTTAATCATATTGATAAATTAGTATTGCTTGCGCTAGAAGATGAAAAAACATTAACAGATTACTACGGATGGAATTCTAGGTTTTGCAAAGAAAAGCATGATGCGCTGAATTACAGTTATCACATAAGTATTTATAAAGAGCAGGAAGAAAGTGATTTTGAGATAGAGTTAACATTTTACACTGGTATAGATGTTGGTTGCGAACTTGAGCATTATTCACTCGATGGTTGCTCTATAGTACACCAGCCAAATATGGTCAATGTTTTAGTTGATTTAAAGCTTGATTGGTCAAGAATAAAAAAAGGCGCAAACCCTAAGTTAGCGCAGTACATGCTTGACGGAGCAAAAGAGCGCATATTAGAACTATACTCTAAACAAAATTATGACAATTATGTCACTGGCGGAGGAACAGCAAAAACAAACAAGCACTACAAAAAAGAAATTGAAAGCTACAATAACAGAGGTCTTTATTGGACTTGTGTTTATGAAGAGCAAGAATTTGACAGGAATATTGTTTAGATTAGGAGGTTTTATGAAAATATCAATAAGAAAAAGCAAGCATCAAAACAAAAAGTTGACAACAGACCAGATCAATTTCGCCAATAAATGTGTAATTAAGTATTTAAAAGCAAATAACGACTCATATTGGAGTTATGAAGGCACGGTTTACGGAGATAAGGTTGCATGTGACGTTTACCGAACCAAAACAACGATATCAGCTATTGTTTGGTATATTTAACACCCTACTTAGGGTTTAACATTTAAACGCCTTAGAATGGCGTATAGGAGAGTAAACAATGATTAAATTCAACTTAGAAAAAGCGCTAAATGGTGCGAAGGTTATAACTAGAGGTGGTAGAGATGCCACACAGGTTACTTATTTTAACGATACTATTAATTATAAAACACCGTTAGCTTGTGTTGTTGATGGTGATATACGTTTTTTTACTAAAGATGGGTGTTATATATCTTCCGATGATTGTAGTGAGCTAGACCTCTTCATGGCTCCTGAAATGATGAGTGGCTTTGTTAATGTAGATGATGACAATTATGTTGAGATATACAAAACAAGAGATAGTGCAGAAACTCATGCGAATGCTGAAAGAATAGCCTGCATCGACCTATCACAATTCCCTGTTGGTTATGGTTTGGAGGATGAGTGATGAGATATAGTAATTTAGTTAAGTTTACAAACACAGTTAGAGAATTATTATCGACAACACCAGTAGATGATGACTTCCCTGAAAAAATGTATAATACAAGAAGTGAACTATCATCCCTGTTAAAGCAAAAATCATCAAACAGAAAGGTTGTATGTTTATGTGGGTCTACAAAATTTAAATGTGAATACATAAAAGCTAACAGGGATGAAACATTAAAAGGGAATATAGTTTTATCTGTTGGGCTTTTCGGTCATATAGAAGGTTTAGATATGGAGTCAGACACAAAGGAAGGTTTAGATTGTATGCATCTAGACAAAATAAGTATTTCAGATGAAATACTCGTTATCAATAAAAACGGGTATATAGGTAAGTCCACTCTAAGAGAAATACTATTTGCTGAAGCTTTAGGGATCAACATTAGATATTTAGAGGAACAAAAATGAACATACAAAAACAAATTGAGCAGTTAGAGCAAACCATTAACAAAGCACAATCAGAGCTTGAAGGACTAAAACAAGAAGCTAGTAAGCCTAAACCGATGTTTGATCGTGTTGAAGATGGTGAAAAATACTTTTATATAAATGATACTTTCTCCGTATCCCACACTAATGAGGATAACTATAACATAGACAATAAACTCTACGACTTAGCAAATTACTACGTAGAAAAAGACAAGCACATAGCTGAACGAGTAGGTGAGTATTACAAGAATAATAATTGGTTCATAAGAAAAGCTATCGAATTTGCAGATGGGTATGAGTGGGAGTTAGGCGGTGATAACTGGTGTGTTTATATTGATGCTAAAGGAAAGAATGAAGTAACCAAGCATGCATCATTCAACTACAATGGCACAATCTACATGACAAAAGAAAACGCACTTAAATTTAAAGCGTGGTTAGAAGAGTGCAAGCCGTTAAAATAACAATAATCCCAAACTTTAGCCCATTACTTGTTAGTGGGCTTTTTTTACTCTAAAATACTAGTATTAATTAGTAATTATAAGGGGTTCAGTCAGTGGCTAACCTTACAGAAAAACAAGCTATATTTTGCAAGGAGTATATAAAAGACTTTAATGCCACAAGGTCTACAATTGCGGCCGGATATTCTGAAAAAACAGCCCAATCTATTGGGGCAGAAAACCTTACAAAACCGTTGATACAAGCGGAATTGGCACGATTAATGCGTGATAGAAATGAGCGTTTAAAGATTGATGCTGATTGGGTTTTAAAAGAGGCGGCAGAGTCTTACGAGTTCAACAAACAAGAGGTTTTTGATACTGACGGGAATCCAAAGATGATTAATGCAGCGTCCGCATCTAAGTTCTTGGAATTAGTAGGAAAACACACTAATGTTAAAGCTTTTGACGGTGAAAAACAAAAAGAGCAAGACACATCAATAGTAATTAACCTTGTTGATGCTAAGAAGCCAGATGCAGATTGATATCCCACTAACGGGCCCGCAAAAAGAATTTGTTATGTGCCAGTCACCTTATCCCGCTATGGTTGCTGGGTTGGGTGCAGGTAAAACATACGCCGCGACGGTTCGCTTCACTATTCAAATGATGCAGGAAAAAGGAATTAATACATTGCTTGGCATGCCAACTTATGACTTATTGCGTATGCGAGCAATGCCAGGCTTTGAGGAAGTGTTAACACAAATCGGCTTGCCATTTAAAACAAACAAGTCTGAATATTTCATTGATGTTATTGGTTACGGGAAAATATACTTTCGTAGTTATGACCGTCCTGAGCGTTGGGTTGCTTTTGAAGTTGCTAAAACTTTATTAGATGAGATCGATACACTGCCAAAAGAAAAAGCGGAACTGGTATGGCGTAAAGCGTCAGAGCGTACACGTCAAAAATGTAAGTCAGGCAATAGCATTGGAGTGGTAACAACACCAGACCAAGGTATTAACGGGTTTGTTTATCAGAAGTGGGTTAAACAAGCGCAAGAAGGTTATGAGTTAATAAAAGCATCAACGTTATCTAACCCTTACTTGCCTGATAGTTATGTTCAACAAATACGAAACAACTACGACCCAATATTAGCCGAGCTTTATATCAATGGTGAATTTGTATCGCTCAACGACAAAAAAGTCTACCACTTCTTTGATAGAGAAAAACACAATACTGACCGCACATTACAAAAAGGTGAGCGCATTTATATTGGTGTGGATTTTAACGTTGGCGGCTGTTGTGCGACTGTTTGGGTTATTGATGGTAATATACCGATAGCTGTTGACGAATTTCTTAGCCATGACACGCAAGATTTTGTTAACAACTTAGCATCGAGATATAGAGACAATAAATTAATCGTTTATCCTGATGCTAGTGGAAGCAAGAACACAAGCAACGCGGTCGCCTCTGATATTGACATCATAAACAACGCTGGCTTTGCTGTTGATGCCCCACTTGCTAACCCTTATGTACGCGACAGAATTAATTGTATGAATGCTTTATTTGCTCATGAAAAGATATTAGTTAATACAAACAAATGCCCTGAATTAACTCACTCGTTAGAAACACAAGGCTATACAGATAAGAACGAGCCTGAAAAGTTTAATGACCATCCAGCTATTGATGATTGGAACGACGCAACAGGCTATTTTATTCATAGACGCTTTCAAATATTGCGACCATCCAAACCAGTTGGCTACAATTAATGTCACGTGGTATTATTTAGTAATTAAAAATATAGAGGTTGGTTAGATAATGCCATTTTCGCTACAAGTAAAAAACAACGCTAACAGTTATCGGCAAGGTGATGTTGTCGCTATTCGACCTTATGGTTTTGAATATTTCGAGGGTGATTGTTTGGAAAAGTGGATTGAAAGTGGCCGCACTAAAGAATCATGGGCACACCCTTTTGCGATTTTGTATGTTACTGATGAAAACATGGATGGAACAGAGTCAGAAGTACAAGTACTTGTTGAAAGATTTAGTGATGATTTAAATGCTCCTTTTAATCGTAAATACTATATAACATTACCTAGCGATGAAAATAATCCTCATAGAATTTCAATACGTAATACTGGTCAATCTAGCGTTACATGGGCGGAAGTTCAAGCATTAATAGCAGAGCATAGCTAATGACTGTTTTATGCGTTAACTCTGGTGTAACTTATGCTGATATTGCTTCGGCTGTTGCGTCTGAGGGCGGGACAAGTTACGGAACTTTTACGCTATATGAACAATCTGGAACGTCAACTACCTCGGTAATATTCACGCAAATCGACCATCCAGATTCATTCAAATATACTGCAAAAGCAGGAGAAGAAACAACTGGAGATATAGCAGTAGGTGCAGGGACTACAGCAGCAATAACAAGTACTGTTGCTGACTGTCAAATAACAGATTTAAGAACAGCATCAGTAACCTTAACAAGCGCAACAAACCCTGTGATAAGAAGATTAGTTGTTGACTCTGGCGGTGCTGATGGTGTTATTTTCCCTAACTCAATCGATGCAGAAGATATTTTAATACACAACTGTGACGATGGATTTTTATCTAGCGTAGTAAGAACATTAAACACAATAAACAAATGTACTGTTGTTGGGGCTGGTCGTTTTGGTTTTGCTCAAGGTGTTTTTACTAATTGCGTTGATGTTAACTCCGCGAACCAAGGCTTTTTTAATGAGCAATCAGGCAGCGCTAACAATTGGGAGCATGATGGTACAGGCACTAATACAATAACAGAAAGCCCTCCTACTGATATATTTGAAGATTACGCAGCAGGTGATTATAGAATAAAGTCAACAAGCTCGCCCGGGGTGGCTGGCGCTGGTGCATTTATAAATGTAGCGACAGGTGGCGTAACAGGCGATGTTGATTTCACAATCAGCAAGCCTGTGTTTTCTGCATCTGGCACAGCAACACTTCCAGCACCAAGTGGTGACATTAGTTTTACAATTGACAAGCCAGTATTTACAGCGAGTGGATCTGCAACACTTCCACAGCCGTCTGGTGATGTATCATTTATTGTTAGCAAGCCAATATTCAGTGCAGATGGTAGCGCTACATTGCCACAACCTAGCGGCGTTGTATCTTTTAGTGTTAATAAACCTGTATTTACTGCTAGTGGATCGGCTACCGTGCCATTTCCGCAAGGTGATATTGCTTTTACTGTTAACAAGCCTTTGTTTAGTGCTACAGGCTCAGCAACACAGCCAAGCCCTAGTGGATCAATTGATTTTGAGATAAACAAGCCAGTATTTAGCGCTACAGGAGAAGCGACATTACCAAACCCAAGTGGTATCGTCGATTTCACTATTGATAAACCTATTTTTAGCGCTACTGGTTCAGTTACTTTGCCTTACCCACAGGGAAGTGTGAGCTTTACAGTAAATAAGCCGCAGTTTTCTGTGACTGGCTCTGTAACATTGCCGCAACCTTCTGGCTCTGTGTCGTTTAGCGTAAGTAAGCCAGTATTTGCAGCGACAGGCACAGTTAGCGGATTAGAAATACCAATAGGAACAGTACTAACTCCAACGTTCGGTAGCAACACTATAAAATTGCCTTACACATCGAATACAATTAAACTATAACTAAATTATTAAGAGGTTTTTACAATGGCTACAGCAGATGCAGCGGCAACATTAGAGCGAGCGGATGATTTTTCCGCTGATTACACCACAGCGACATTAACAATTAAGTCTGGCGCTAATACTTTAGCTACGCATACGTTAGCTGGTTTTGTTACATCAAATGACACAGATGATGGTCTAGCTACAGCAAACACCATAGCAGATGTTTCTATTACTGGTACAGGTACTCAAACAGCAGATAGCGCGGTAGTAACGGCTGGTGGAAAGTCGTACACGTTAACAGTAGGCACAAGTGGTGCAGACTTGAATTTATCTACCTTAACTTATGTAAACGGTGAAACATCAAGTATTACTTCATTTGTCGTTAGATTCCCAGCGTAGGCTAAATCATGGCAGCATTCGAGCGCAGACTAAAAGTAAATAAAACCGATAGCTTTACGCTTGATGTGTCGACGTGGGCTGGTGATGAAGTTGTTACGAGTTTAACAATAACTGAGCCAGGCGGTTCGCTTGTATCAATCGGCGCTAACACGTTTACTAATAACTTGTTAACAGTTTTGCTAACAGGCGTTTCAACGGGCGCGGCTGAAATTCATTTCGACTATACAACTGCAACACGCTCTGATTGTTACAAGGCTATTGTAGTCGTATTAGATGACTGTTAAAAATATCATACAAAAACAGCCTCACTTGTCAGTAGTTGATTATGAGACAGGCGAAGTTCATCTTGTAACGCTTAATGCTATTCGCGGCATTGCTCGCGGTGACAGAATAGATGATGAGCTTTCGTGCATTATTGCGAAGGCTTTTTTGCAGATATGGAATGAAAAGTGCCAATAAATCTAACAGAATTAGAGCAGCATGAATTATACCTTAGCCGCTTAGCAAGTGGCGGTATAAATGCGCATGTCTATCCATCGTTAGAGGCAACATACAAAGCTATTCGACGTTTATTACAAGATGAAGAAGTAATAACCACACAAGCACAACTTAATAAAATAGTTGCTGCCGTATCAAAAGCTATTGATGACAATGGCGGATGGGTAACATTAACAGATGATTCGTTAAAATCATTAGCTGTTTACGAGGCATCATGGCAAGCGCAGTTCATCGGCGCGGCATTAGCTACAGCAATTAAATCTCCAGCCGAAAAGAAAATACTCTCATACGTCAATAAAGCGTTAATGTCGCTAGAATCAGGGCAGCGTGTAAATTCTGGTACGTGGGAGCAATTCTATCGCGCTAATTTGGATAGTCGAAAAAGAGCAATCAACTCCATTATTCGAACAGGCTATTCACGCGGCGAAACTATTAATCAGATGTCGCAAAAGATACGCACTAACTTTAATGGTGTGTTAAAGCGTGAAGCTGAAACATTGGCTAGGACTGGGTATATTCATTATGCCAGCGCAGCCAATACAGCAATGGTTAATGACAACCTAGATATTCTCAACGAATGGTTTTATGTCGTAGTTTTTGATTCAAGGACAAGCGAGCAGTGTCAAGCCATAAGCACAAAAAATACGGTCGACAATCGCTACAAAACAACCGACCCACAAGCGCCTAATCCACCGTTGCATTTTAATTGTCGCACTCGTCGTATTGGTGTACAAAAAGGCGCTGAATTAACAGGCACACGTGCAGTAATGAGCGCTAAAGAGTCAGGCGAGGAAGCATTTAATAAAAGAGATGCTGCACGCAGAAAGGCTTCTCAAGTTAGATATCGTGGACGTAAAGATAATAATATATTCAAGCCTGAACAGATTAACGCAAATACAACGTATGATGCTTGGTTGCGCTCACAACCTGATTATTATATTAAAGATACGTTAGGCGCTACTAAGTATAAGTTATTTAAAGAAGGTGGCTTGTCTATGAAGTCATTTGCTGATTTAGCAGGGCGACCGCTGACATTAGACGAAATTATCAAGCGGCATCCTGTTGTTGCTGATAGGGTTTTAGGTTAAAGATTTTCGTGAGCGTAAATAACGCCAAATATCATTGGCATAACTAACGGCGCCAATATAAGACTTAAAGATAACGTACATTTATCATAAAAATCCTGATTCACTCCGCGCTCAAGGCAAACATAAACAAAACCACCAGCGAAAGTATACATAAACGCACAATATAAAAGCATTAATTCAATCACAACACAAACCCCTCATCAATTTTATTCATCTCGCGCATAAACGCCACATCATCAGCTTTCTTTTTACGCGCTAATATTCTTTGTTGCGATTCACTCAAGCGTTTAGCCTTACGCTCTTTGCGTATTTTTGCGTTAACTTCTAATAGTCTTTCGTATGTGTTCATTTTTTATCTCCCTTATCTAATTTAACCATCCCGCCTTTTGCAAAACCAAGCCATGTAAAGGTTTTTATAGTTCCGTAAGCGCTTATTGAAATTAAATCATCATCTTCTACTTGAGACTCCAAACAAAAAACAAACCAAACACCATCATTAAAATTTAAAGCTACTCTATCAGTGATAAATCGTGGTATAAAAATTAGTAAAAGCTCTTTCATTTTTTATCTCCAACCCATTTATCGTAAACAAAACCCAATATATCGCCAAGATGTTCTCTTTTATTTATTCTCATTAACATATCATCAACAGCCTTTTCTTTATCTGTGCGTTTGTCGATGTCGCGTATTTTTATTTTAGCTTTGCGTCTTGAAAACTCACGACCATTTTCATTTTTAACTACAATATACCTTGTACCAGAAAACAAAACCTCGCAAGGTTGCCAAACCTCTGGAACATTTGTGCCGCCTCTTACATTAAATTCTTTTGTAAACTTTTTACTACGCTCAGCCTTTGCCGATTCAAATTCTTCACGCGTGCAGACGAAAGAAAACCAAGATTCATTTAATCCATCGTCGCTAGCGCCATAAAAGTCAGCGTAAACTCCTCCATGAATATCGTATACCATCGAAGCTCGATTAACGTAAGGCCATTTATTAAACTCATTCAACGCTTTTTCAAATAACTCTTGTTTGTTCATTTGTTTAACTCCTTCATTAATTCACTAAAACTTAGCCCGCATGCCTTATGGTCAATCTTTAATTTCGGATTGCTCGCGGCATATTTAAATATTGCAATTATGCGTTTTGTCTCCTCACTCATTTCATTCTCCTAAATTAAAAAAAATGCGGTTACTCATTTGTGCGTTGTTCGAAGATGGTTCGTGTGGCACCGCTAATCTAATCACCCACCTTTAGCGAAATTAACTATAACACACTTATTCGATACAACAACTCCGACCAGTTGACCATATACACCGTAAAGCTTACAATTACGTTATAACTTTTTTGGATCCTCTATACATGACTGATAACTTAAAGCTACCGACACACACAGACTACAGCGATACGATAAAAGCGGTCGAGCAAGTGCGTGATTGTGTGGAGGGTTCACCTCGAATTAAAAAGAAAACAACTACTTATTT